CGCTCCTTGCCCAGCAGGGCGACGAGGTAGCCGAACGCCTTCGACTTCGGGCTCGTGTAGGTCGAGGTGAGGCCGTTGACCTCGTCCCCGTTGTCGAGGGCGAACACCCACTCCAGCGCGGGCGCGTCGTCCCCGTTGTTGAACTTGGACGGGACCATCTTCTCGTTGATGGCGGTCAGGGTGGCGGCATACGTGCCGGGAGCGATGTCGGACTGCGTTCCGACGGTGATGAACGGCATTTGGGGTCCTTTCACGTGAAACATGGGCCGGAAACGAAGAAGCCCGACCCAGAAGAGGGGTCGGGCTGTCAGGTGGTCGGCAAAGGGCGTCTCCAGAGGGCAGAGGGGGTTTCGAGGCCCAATCGGGCTGCCAGAAGCATAGGTCTACGGAACTTAGGCGTCAAGAGGTCGGATTCGGGCCCCCATCGGTGTAGAGTGCGCCGATGGGTCACCGAGTCCGCTGTGCGGCCTGTTCCAACCCGAAACTGGCCGAGATCAACCGATGAAGCGTGAGACGATCCTCGCCCACCGCCGCATCTGCCTCGACAACGATCCCCGCGCCGCGATCGACGAGGCCGGTGTGATGAAGGTCGCGGCCGCCGAGCCCGTGGGCGTGACCGAGCAGCAGCGCGACTTCGCCTCGGTCGTGCAGCAGCGCGCCCTCGACCTGCTGGAGAAGGGCGAACTTCGCGTCACGGCCACTCACGGCCTGCAAGCGCAGGCGTTGATCGACCGCCGGGTCGAGAAGGCCGCCGACCGCGACCTCGCGGTCAACATCGCCCGCCTGCTCAGTGGGGCGATGGTCCCGGTTCCCCAGACCGTCATCGACGTGACGCCCTACGAGGCCGCCCAACTGGCGCCGCCGGAACTCGTCGAGCCGTAGGTGCCGCGATCCGCCGTCCGGCAGGCGCGTGAGGCGAACCGCGCCGAGAACAACCCCGACGGCAAGAACCCGGCCCGTGCCCGGACGCGCCGGGCGCTGGAGATCGAGGGCGCGTCGCGGGTCGCCATCGGGCCCGAGATGTTCGGGGCGTTCGCCACCACCGAGTTCGCGAAGGACATGCAGCGCGCGCGCTGGGACGTGGACTTCTTCTGCGAGCGGTTCCTCGGCTTCACGCCACACCCCGGCCAGTCGATGCTGTTCCGGCTGTACCTCAAGCGCGACGAGTCGCGCTGGATGGCCCGCTACCTGACCCTGTGCATCGCCGCTGGCAACCGCGCCGGGAAGACCCTCGGGCTGGCGGTCGTCGTGATCCACGCCACGCTGTTCAAGATGGGCAAGAAGCCGCCCAACCCGATGTCCGACAACGACGTGAAGCGGTGGATCAAGCAGCAGTACGAGTGGTATCACTTCGGCGTCCACACCGAGGTCGCCGAACTCCTCTACCACGAGATCGTGAAGTTGCTGGGCGGCACCCACGAGGCGCAGAAGGCGGGCTGTCCGCTGGCGGACCTGCTGGGCATGGCGCTCGCCGACTGGTCGAAGAAGTACCGGGGCGAGTACCTCCAGATCGTGTGGCACGAACTGCTCGGCGGGGCGGTGATCCACTTCCGCACCACGGGCGAGCGGGCGATCAGCGCACTCGGCAAGGACATGGACGGCGAGTCGTTCGACGAGTGCGCCTTCGAGCCACACTTCGAGTTCATCATCGACGAGGTCCTGCACTTCCGGCGCCTCGGCACGGGCGGGCAGTTGGTCCTGATCGGGACGATGACCGAGGGCATCACGGCGTTCAGCGACAAGTGGGAGCGGGGCAACCCCGAGAACCCGCTGCGCGAGGTCGATGCCGTGTCGATGCGGATGAGCACCCGGCTGAACATCGGGTTCGGGATCGAGCAGGGCATGTTCGACCGCCTCGTCGCGTCGTACCCGGTCCACCTGATCCCCCAGAACATCGACGGCTACGCGATCGAGTCGCGCGAGTCGTACTTCGGCGCACAGACGGCCGACGCGGCGTTCCGCGCCGACCTCGAACCGCTGGTCCCGGCCAAGCGCAACCACCGCTACGCGCACGGCGTGGACCCGGCGCTCACCTTTGACAGCACGTGGGGCGTCGTCATCGACGCCTCCACCCGTCCCGCCACGGGTGTACGGGTCGATCGCAAGGACGGCCGCCAGACCTCCCTGTCGGTGGTCGCCCTTGCGTCCGACCAGCACAACGCCTATGCCACGGCTTCGTCTCACTGCGCGACCGGGGTGGACGCCACGGGCTTCGGCGGCAAGATGTTCCGCGACCAGTTGCCGTTCACCGCCAAGATGGTCGAGTTCGGCGGCACCCGTGGCACGAAGTTGAGGATGCTCGCGGCGCTCAAGCAGGCGCTGGAGAAGGGTGAGTTGATCCTCCCCCGGCACGGCCTGTGGCTGGTGGGGCGAAGGCAGGTGCTGACCTACAAACTCGACGACCGCAAGATCGAGCAGGACTTCGTGATGGCGCTCGCGGTCGCGTGGCACATGGTCCGCTACGCCGCCGGACCTTCGTCTCCCAGCGTCCCATTCGACTACTTCGCCGAGGACGGTGGTGTAGGATCGCCCACGTCGGCGATGCTCGTCGAGATGCTCAAGCGCGCGAAGGCGGCGCAGAGCGGAGGGTGACGGTTGGCTCTGGAGGTCCTCACGTCGGACAGGGCCGTCGAGTTCGCCAACTCTGACTGGCTCAAGGGCGAGTACTCCGACACCGAGATCGACCTCCTGCAAGAGGTCCAGCGACGGAAGACCTCGCTGTGGACCGAGCAGTTGTCGTTCCAAGCCGAGTGCGACCGGTACGACGCGCTGTACTACCCGGACACCGGCATCCTCGTCAACAAGGGCGCCAGCCACTGGGCGTGGCACTCCAGCGCGACCCTCCCCGGCAAGGCGCACGTGTCGATCAACACGCCGCCGCTGTACGTGGACATCCCGGCCTCGCTCCAGTCGATCACGCCGGTCGAGAACATCATCCCGACCGACGAGACGGACAAGGACGAGAGCGAGAAGGCCGTCCTCGGGGAGCGCCTCTACTTCGCGTGGAAGGAGGAGGAGGACTACGAGTTCAAGGGCCACAAGGCGTGCGTGGTCAAGGGCCTGTACGGGCGCACCGCGTCCAAGTTGTGGTGGGACGAAGGTGAGAAGCGGCTCCGCTTCGATGTCGTCGATCAGCCCCGGAACCTGTGGCTCGGGTGGTCCCAGTCGGACTACCGCTCGCTCGACTGGTCGGCCTACATCTACTACGTCACGCCGGACTTCTGCCTGTCCGAGTGGGGGCTGATCGCCGAGACGCGCGAGGGCGACGACGGGAAGATGTACCCGTACCTGATGCCCGCCTCGACGTACGGCTCGATCGACACGGCGCGCCGCCGCCTGTGGGACGTGGGCGGCCAGATCGAGGTCATCGACTACTGGTATCGCCTGCCCAAGGTGCTCAACGAGCCCGGCGTGATCCGCTCGATCGAGCACGAGACGTGGAACGCGATCATCGTCGGCAACCGGGTCGTGAAGAGCATGCCGCACCCCGAGTACGGCGGGCGGATGCCGTACGTGCCGCTGTTCAACACGTTCATCCCCGGCGTGCCCAACGGCCGCCCCGAGTTGTTCGACATCGAGCAGTTGATCCGCGAGAAGGACACGCAGATCACGAACAACGCGCAGTTGATGCACAACATCGTCAACGCGCAGTACTGGCAGTTGACCGGGCCGGAGAGCCCCGACAGCGTGCCCAACGGGCTGCGGCCGAAGGCCAATCAGGTCATCGCCCCCGGCGCGGGCAACCGGATCGAGGGCATCCAGCCGTGGATGCCGGAGTTCCAAGCCGAGCAGGCGCTGGGACGCATCGACCGCGAGATGATCGACGTGTCGGGGTTGAACGACCTGCTGCGGGGCATGGCGCCACCGAGCGTGATGTCATCCTCGAAGGCCATCAGCGCACTCGTCGCCAACTACGAGACGCGCATCCGCATGAAGCGCGACCTCTACTACCGCTGGCGCAAGGACAACTGGAACCTTGGCGTCACGATCTGGGCGTACATGGACCCGGACCTGCGCGACGTGCTGGAGTCGTCCCGCCGGATTGATCAGGAGCCGCCGTCGCTCACGCCGCGCGACGACGCCGAGGCCTCCCAGATCGCGTCCAACCTGATGAACAACAAGGTCTGGAGCCAGCGCCGGGCGATGGACCGGACCGGTGTCGAGGACCCCGAGGCCGAGCAGCAGATGATCCGCGAGGAGCGGACCGACGCGACCATGTTCCCGGCCGAGGTGCAGGTCCTCGCCCAGTTGCTCGCCACCCTGAAGAACATGGGCTTCGGCCAGCAGCCCGAGGTCGCGCAGCAGGCCGAGGATGCGGCGGGCTCGATGGCCGACCTGCGCTCGCTGGAGGGCGGCCAGACGGGCATGCCGATGATGAACGGCGCCGGGGAGTCCCCGCTGCCGCCGCCGGAGATGCTGTCGCCCGGCGCGACGCCGCCCGGCGAGGCGCCGGGAGGCATGCCGCTCGAAGCGCCGGGCTCGAAGTTCCTGTCCCAGACGCAGGTCGTCAACGGTGAGGCGAACAACCGCCTCCTCTCGCAGGTGCCCATCGGCACACCGCCGGAGGGCTAGGTCATGGCGACCAGCGCCCGCTTCGGACGACTCCCCCGTCGTGCGCCGAACCTCACGGCGGCGATCATCGCGGCCGCCCGCGAGTACCAGCAGATGCGCGAGCGGAACATCCAAGACGCATGGCAGAACGGCGGCGACTTCGAGGAGAAGCCCGTCACCGACGAGAAGTTGCTGAAGTTCTTCCACGACAAGTTGAAGGGCCTCTCGCCCGACGACCCGACGGCCAACGAGGTCCGCAACCAGATCACCCAGTACGAGTTCTCGATCGCGAACTCGAAGATGGAGTTGAAGTACGCCCGCAAGGACGCCACCGACGGCGACATGGCGAACTTCTACCGGCACTGGGGCAACAAGTTGCCGCGTCACTCCGAGGCGTGGCGCGACCGCATGAAGTTGGCCGCCCAGTACGCCGATCGCGCTGCAACCTCGTCGCGCGCCGCCTCATCTGCGGCCGCCGACCG